GGCGCCTGGGTCAAGCATCTGCAAAGCGAGTACGACAAGGGCAAGATCAGCAAATCGAGCTGGTCTGAAAAACATCGTCACGCGAAAGATTTCTTGACGCTCAAGGTGAACAACAAGAGCACGGCCCAGCTCAAGGTCCGCGACCTGGAGATGAAGCATGTCCAGCTGCAGCTGCTCGATCAGATGGCTGTCGGTCGCACCGCGAAGACAGTCAAGAACATCCTCACCAGCCTCCGCGCTATGAACCGTTACGCGATCCTGGTCGGCTGCCGGAAGACTGATCCCTGGCAGGGCGCGATTGCCATCGGCGAGATCGAGGGCAAGGCAACGGACGGCAAGGTCGAGCGTGTCCAGCCGGCAGCGGTCAAATCGATCATTGCGGCGATGGATCCCTGGTGGGCGCTCATGGCTACCTTCGCCAGCTCGACCGGGCTGCGGCAGGGCGAGCAGCGCGCTCTGACCTGGGCGGACCTGGACCTGGATGGCTCGAAGGTCGATGTCAACAAAGCGGTCAAGCACCGGGCTGATGTCGGCCCACCGAAGTCGCCCAAGGGCTACCGGAAGGTCACGCTGCCCAGGGGCCTGGCGATCCAGCTGCGCGAGCTCTACATCAAGCGCGGCCGGCCGGCCAAGACCGAGCTGGTCTTCCCGACCAGGACGGGCGCCATCATCAGCGACAGCCGGTTCCAGGAGAACATGGACAAGGCTTGTGCCCAGGCCGGAGTCGAAAAGATCCGGTGGCACGATCTGCGGCACTACTACGCCAGCCAGCTGCTGCGCGCTTTCAAGAATGATTGGTGGACGATCACCAACCTCATGGGTCACGAAAGCGTCAAGACGACACAAGAGACCTACGGGCACTGGATCGAAGATGAGGAAAAAGATGCCCACATGCTGGACGCAGTGAGCTCGATCTTTGAATAAACAAATATGCCTTTAATGGCGATTAGGGCCGCGCTGGCGGCCCTTTCTATATAGGGGTGGGTCAGTAGCCGGCCATGCGTCCATCAGCTCGCTTAGCTCCTCCTGACTCCCGTAAGGCACAATCTCCTCCTTCCGCTCGCTCGAGACCCGCCGCCGTTTCTTGGCGACGGGTTTCTTTTGCTGCCTGGTGGAATCGGATCGCGAGGTCATCCAGCTGCTCAGCTGTCATCGACCTGGTCAGATACGAGCCGTGGGCCAAGACCCTCAGCTCCCCCAGGACCGGCCAGACCAGCAGCTCCGCTGAGCTGCTCGATGTCCTGGCGCCGGTAGTAGAACCGCCGGCCGTTTCGGATCTTCTCAATGCCCTGGGCATCAAGAAGCCGAGCTGTTTTCTGACGCGCCGCATCACCGTCACTACCGAATAGGACAAGGCTGGCCTCCGCTGTTGTCATCATCGCGCCCACCATCAGATCGCATCCCAACTTGCCGGGGCAGCTGGTGCGGCTGCAGGAGCTGGCGCCGGGGCGGGTGCCTGGTCTCGAGGCTTGTTCGGATAGATCGCGAAGGTGGCAACCTTGGGGAAGTTCTTCACGTCCTCGCCATCTCTGAGCGACAGCGTGATGCTGAGCTCGACGCCGGCATCAGCCAGGATCTTGCCGAGCTCGTCGCATTTGGCTTTCTGCTCGGCGGTCATCGGCTCGAAGCGCCGCGTGTCCTCGTTGAAGTCGGTTCGATACTGGATCCAGGCTGTGGCCCGGTACAGGTTCGGCGCCTGATTCGGTGCAGCTGCTTTGATGTCTTCACGCAGCTTGATCTCGGCGCGGCTGAGGTGAGGTGAGCTCATGTTCTTTCTCCCGTGTTGGCTTTCTCATATTGCTCGTCGTAATACGCTCTGAGCAGCTCGAAGAGCTGCTGATCGGCAGCCTTGAGACCTTTCAGATCTGTCATGTTCCCGCTGAGCCAGCCCGTTAGTTTCGAGGCGCCACCTTCCTCGCTGGCCAGCTTCTTGATCTTGTTCATGGCGCTGTTCGCCCAGGTCTCCCAGGCACTACGCTCCGGCTCTTGTGCTGCCGGCTCTGGCGCCGGCTCAGGCGCAGCTGCGCGCTGGGGCCGCGATGCTTTGAAGTCGTCGGCCTCCTCCTCGGAATAGACATACCCAGCCACATTTATGAGCTTGAGGATCACGCGGTCTTTCGCGCGCTTCTCAGCCATTGCAAACGGGTATGAGTTTTTGTTGTTGTAGGGTGTGGCTTCGCCAATAGACCACTCGACCTGATCGCCCATGCGGCCGGTCACCAGCATGACGACCGTCTTCGATTCGGCGCTTGCCTCGATCATCACAGGCGGCTCGAAGGTGATCTTCTTGTGAGCTGCCACTAGCTCGAGAGCTTTGTGAAGCACCACTGGCGTACCGTGACAGTCCCAGACGGCGTCCTGGGGCGCGAGCTGCAGCTCCTGGAAGATCTGCTTCAGCTGCTCAGGGATTTTAGCCATTGCTCGCCCCTCCCTGTGATCTGCCAAACAATCTCCTGCCGGCCTCGATCATTCTTGGCGCGCTCGCCGCTGTCGCGGACCAGGCCCATACGCTCGAGCTCGGTCAGCCTGGGCTTGACGCTGTAAATCCAGGCGTCCATCTTTTCGGCAACCTGACTACCAGTTAGGCCAGGGTGGGCTGAGGCGAGGCTTTGCAGGGCTTTGAGCCTCAGTCCACTTAGCTTGGGGGCCACAAACTCGAGCGCGAGCTGCTCGGTATCAGGGCCATGTTTATGAGCTGTCGGCCCAGGATCGCCAGGCCAGGTGATTTCTTTCTGCAATTCAACCTCCCATCAAAAGCGTGACCAGCACCGCGAAGCACCAAAGCGAGAACACGGCAAAGATCGATAAGAAAACGACGCCCAGGACGCGCAGTGCTTCGCGCAGCCTGGAATAAGGACGCAGCTGCCGGCCGGCGTCATCGACGTGCAGCCAGATAAGTTTCTGTCTCATGCTAACCCCCATACGCGCTTCGCCTCGGCCAGGTAGCCGGGCGGCTCGTTCCAGATGATGTTTTTGAAGTCGGGTGCGACCATGCCCAGGAGCTGCTCCTTGGTCTCGGCGGCTTGCAGGAGGTTCTCGGTGCAGCGGTGCTGGACCTTGATCTCCTCGACCACGTCAGCCAGGAAGTCATCCTTGAGCTCGTCGCAGTTTTCGGGCGTGAATATCTGATAGTTCGAGGCGCTGGCGTAGACCAGGAAAGGCGGCTGCCTACCGTTGAGCGCCCAGAAGCCGGCCGCCTGGAAGACGTTCTTCATGTCGAACATGCCGGTCAGGGACTTGGGGATCGCAGCTGCCTTGAAGCCAGACTTGGCGCGCTTGTCGGGGCTCGACCATTTTGTCTTGAGATCGCCCCGGCGGTTGTAATCCGGCCTGGTGTTGTGCGGCAGCGCGAGCCCAGGCAGCATGTCGAGCAGCTCGATCTCGCCCAGGATCCGGTTCTCCCGAGCCATCGCCTCTCGCAGCCCCGCTAGGGCGTGTTCAATGACCGCTGGCAGCTCTTCGATATACTTCTGGTGCCTTGCTGCATCCTCGCCGTTGTCCCACTCACGGGGCTCGTAATCGCGATAGGAGGCAACCTGTTTTGCAATAGCCTCAGCTGGATCCGCTCCTTCGAGCAGGATGGCGTCACAACAGGTCTGCGCTTCGATGCCGCCCCTCATGGCGGCCGAGCTGCCGGTCTTGAGCCGGTTGATGGTCTTCCAGGCTTTTGCCTTTTGACCAGGTGTGCTGTCAGGGTTTTGGACTACTTCCCAGGCCTGTTTGACCTGGGGCCGGACGTGCGCTTTGTCGAAAAAAGCCTTTGCCCGTTCTCGAGTAGGGTTTGAGTGCCAGAAGTAAAAATGCCTGGCTGCCCACTCAGGTGTGTCAAGTAACATTGCCATCTCCACAATTAACTTGCGGAGGAGCGTATTAGAGCATGACGTATTATGTCAAGTTACTTATCGAGGACGATTTCAACGCCGCGCAGTTTAGGCCGGAATGAAACTGATAGGGACGCAGAAGCCCAGACCAACTTTTGACCCCTGTGCTGCTTTCCAGTGTTATTGTTGTGTATCGTGTAAAGTCCACCGGGCTCAGGATAAACGATTCCGTTTGTTAATCTGGTTTCGACACCACCTTCAACGATAGGCTCTTCAAGCAAAACATAGGCTTCATGTTGAATGGATGCCTCAGAAACGAAACCTTTTTCGATTGGCTCACGCTCGATATATTCGACGGCGTTTTTCCATTCTTCCCACAGTCCACTGTAGCCTGGTTCAGCAGACCAAATAACAGCGGCTGTGTTTGTCTGCATATATGTTTGCAAATAGACCTTGCCCATTGTTTTGCCGGCACTGATCTCGTGATCGACACGAACGCCACCAGGCGGACAAGTGTTATGGCAACCCTCGTCTGGATTGCAACGCACGATCTTGCTGTAACCGACGATGGGGACAGGCGGTAGCGCAAACAGCACGTCCTGCGGTGAGCAATCAAGTATCTTGGCGTATCGCTCGGCATCAACAAGTGTCATCTGGATCTTGCCGTGGATCTGACGCGACAAGGTTTCTGGCGTGATGCCCTTGAGGGCCGCCACTTCTCTTTTCGACATGCCCGACCGGGCAATCATTGCATCAAGGTTATTCGGCATGGCCGTCATACTAATCCTCCTGGCATTGTTTGCCAACCCGTTGTCATTGAGATAAGGCCATTGGCATATTCTGTCAAGCTATGTTACAAACATCGCCATGACACTTGAGCAATGGCGATTAAAAAAGGGCTGGTCGAAGGCTCAGCTCGCTAGGAAGTTAGGCGCAAGCCACGCGAAGGACGTGACCAGGTGGTGCATCCGCCCAGGTGGTGACGGCCAGGTGATACCTGGTCGGACCTACATGGCGAGGATCATCGAGGTGACGGGGGGCGAGGTCATGCCGAATGACTTCTACATGGCCCGTGACTGAGGACGAGCTGCAGAAACAGGTCGTTGATTGGCTGCAGCTGGCCTTGCCGCCTGGCTGCGTCTTCCATCATTCCCCAAACGAGGGCACCAGGCACGTCGCTTTCAAGCAGAAGCTCAAGCGCCTGGGCACCAGGTTCGGCTGGCCGGATCTCGAGATCTTTGTGCCAGGCGACCAGGCTCACGGCGGGGTCAGCTGCGCGATCTTCATCGAGCTCAAGCGCCCCAAGGGCGGCAGCCTGAGCGCCAACCAGAAACAGATTCGAGACGAGCTCGAGGAGGCCGGCTGCCATTGGTATCTAGCCAGGTCGATTGACCAGGTCGCTGAGGCTTTGGACATGCACGTCCAGCTGAGGGCGTCATGGTGAGGGTCATGGTGATCCCTGGCGTCTGGGAGGAGGCCAAGGAGTGCCAGGAGTGCCAGGGCGAGGGCAGGGCGGTCTATGAGGTGGCTGTCCCTGACTACATGCGAGGCGGCTATCTCGACGAGCAAGAGATGGAGTGCCAGAGCTGCAACGGCGATGGCTTTGTGAGGTGCGATGACTAGGCGCGCTGCAGCATTGGCAGAAGCTGCCAGGGAGATCCGAAGGCTCGAGCTCGAGGGCATGGGTCTTTTCCTGATCGCCGAGCTGTACCGGATCCCGGTGCGCCGGCATGGCAGCAGATATTTCTCGAGCTTCGATACAAATCACCTGATGCTGCCGGAGTATCTGCAGGGCCAGCCAGGGACGTTGACCCTGGGCTATTTGCAGGAGCAGCTCGCTGACCGGGTGGAGGAGATCTGGGATCGCGAGGACGCCAAGCGTAGCGTCACGCATCTAAGGAGGGCTGGTTGACCAGCTTCGAGGATTGCGTTGCTTGTGGACGCCAGCACCATGTTCAAGCTGGCACCTGGGTTATGCTCGCCAGCGGTGACCTGGTTTGTTCAAACGATGTCTGCTGGCGCGTAATGGTCAAATGGTACAAGGAGAAAACAGATGGGCAGAAAGTGGACGAAGGCACAGCGGGAGGCGGCAAGCCGCAGGGCAACGGCGTACTGGGCGAAGGTGAGAGCTGACAACGAGGCCAAGGAACGGGCTGCACAAGTCCGCTCGAGCTTCGAGCCGGCAGCCGAGCTGCCCTGGTGGCGTCGTGTCATGCTGGCTCTCGGATTTGGTCAAGGGGCTTGACAGGAATGTGGGCCTCGATAAAATCGGCGCAGCCGCAGCTTAGCAAAGCGCTAAGCTATGCGCTGAGCTAAGCGCTATGCCTGAGCATAATCAAACTAAACTTATTATCTCGAACGTAGCTAAGCGGACCAGCTTTGCTTATCGCTCAGCTATAGCACGGAATCGGGCCAACCCGCTGGACGAGCTGCAGCGGCGCGTCATGCGCCGGCTTCGCCCGACTTACAGCTCGGATCGATACGCGCAGCTGATCCTCGATGTCTCGAATCTTTCACCTTTCGACAGGCAGTTCTGGCTGCTGTCCATGCAGGAGCAGCTCGATGCGGCTAAGCATGACAGAGCTAAATGAGCTGTTCCTCGAGGCTGCAGAGACTGAGCGCAAGCTCCCGGCTGCCTTTCGCAGACAGCGCATGTCAGGCTGGCCAGACTATCCCAGGGATGGCATGGCTTATGGCTACAACGCGATGGAGGTGCCCAGGCTCAAGCCTACGGGGGAGCAGATTGATCGCTGGGAGATGGCTTTGGATCTGGCGCTGCGCTACATGGATGACGAGGATCGGCGCCTGGTCTGGGCTGTATGTCAGAGCGCTGCCTTCCGGCAGCGGGGTCCGAGGTGGTCTCGGATTGCACAAATCCTCGGGCTGAATGACCCGAGGATCGTAAAACGGCGTTACAAGGACGCGCTGGTCAGGCTGTATTACCGGCTGTGACCTGGTCCACCGTGTCCTGGTCAGCGATGAAGTCCTCAGCTGCAGCTTGCTGAGCTGCCTCGAAGCAGAGCTTTGCTGCCTTGGCCATGACGATGGTGTACGCCTCGGTAATGCCAGGGATGTCCTTGTCTGTGAGCTCGAGCTTGACGAAGCCGGCAAGGCCGCTCATCAGGTCGCCATCCCAGCCACCCTTGGGCTCGTATCCACGCTCGATGCAAGCCGTGCGGAACGCCTTGCCCAGGTCGCGGATCATGTCAAAGGCTGTCTCTGTTCTCATGTTAGTCCTCCTGGTCGTGGTAGGTAGCAAGCACAGACTGCAAATCGCCGTGCAGTGATGTCACATGGTTGAGCAGGGTATCGACTTCGAGAAACAGGTCTTGTTGCTCTTCGTTCCGCGACATCTTATCCAGCACCCAGAAGGCTTCATCGATCAGATCCAATGCTTTGTCGATGGGCGCAGACGCTGCTGCCAGTTTCTGCAGAGCTGATTTCTGTTTAGCGATGTTTGTCATTTGCGCTTCCTCTTCTGTTTCATAACTATCTTGGCCGCTTCGAGCCGCAGCTCCTCTTCGCTGGTGTTGTGCCAGCGTCCGAAGCTCAGGGCTTTGACCATTGCCTTGAGCTCCCACAGTGGGCGGCGCTTGAGCCGCTCCACCTCTCTGTCGATGTCAAACACGGTGATCGCCATCAGACCACCATCGCTTTCGCCATCTTGGCTGCCGTCATCAGGCCCAGGGCAAAGCCCTTCTTCCAGGCATGGTGGTCAGCAACGCCCCCGTACTCGCATGTCTCAGGGAACAGCTCGACCGGCGTCATGCCAAAGGCGATGATGCCCTTCTGCTGATCTGTGGCTTTGGCGTATGCCTCGATCCCGTTGATCTCGCCCAGGCTCTGCTGAAACTCGAGCTCTTCGTGGTAGAGCCGAGCGTCCCGCGCGCGTTGTTCTTCTTTGGTCATCACTGTCATGTCAGTCCTCCTCAGTGTTCGACACGGTCATGGATAGGCACGGCGCCGTAGAATGTGCCGCCGACAATCTTTTCGACAGCAACGCTGAAACGGTCGTCGCTCGTGGCAGCGTAGTTACCGCCAAACATGGTCCAGGTCTTGTTGGTGTACTCGTCGTGCGGCACGATCTTCGCGCTGCCTTCCACGTTGCCAGGCACAAGCCAAGCAGCTGGCCGCGTGGGCGTCGGATCAAACGGGCCATCGACGTTGACCAGCGTGAGCTGGTGGACGCCGGTCTCGCAGTTTGTGACCCCACCGTTGGTGCAGTCAGTCACCTCGAGAAAGTCGTCGTTCTCTCGGAAACTGCGATAAACGCTAACAATCATTCCCATATCGCTCCTCCTAAGCTCTGACAAGCTCACGGTCGCCAACTGGGAGCTCGTCCCACATGGCGCGCCGCATCTTGAATTTGACGTTGGTGATCGGTGTGCAGCACCTGACCCACTTGTGGCC